TCAAGAGGAAATACATCTTCAATAAAGAATCTGCCTCCTTCTTTTAGAAACGGCGACAAATATCGAAATGTAAGTTTATTTGCAAGAGGCGTATGCATACCATCATCAATAATAAAATCAAACTTTACATCACCAAATTTTTTCATAAGTTGAGTTTTAACTGAAGGTTCAATACTACTTGCCTTCAAAAAATGTGTACGATCTTTTTGGTAACATGGTAAATCTTCTGCTTTTGTGCGAACAAAAATATCGAGACCATATAAATTTGCTTTTGGTAAATATTCATGAAAGGCTTCAGTGCTATGCCCATTAAAGACACCAACTTCTAGAATATTAATTTCTTTATCACGATATTTTTCGAAAGCAGGTTCATAAATTTTGTCATACTTGTGCTTTTTAGTTTTATCACACCCATACTTATTAAACAAATCACCCAGCATTTCCAATCCTTTTAATTAATGTATAACCAACATTTTTTTGATAATATTCAACTAAAGTCCATTCTCTATAATTAGCTTTTACGAATTTATCAATTACACGCTGTAATTCTTTTTTTACGAATGTATCATGAAATAATATATATTTGTTTACTCGTTGTGCATGAATTGATAATTCTTTCTTTAAATGCCCATCTCTATGTAAAGAATCAATTAAAAGAAAATCTACTTTTTCTAATTCGTTAGGCTTATAATGAATAGATGATCTTTCTTCAATTGTTACTTTAGGTTTAATTGAATCAAATAAAGAAATATATGGTTTAAACGGTTGAATACTTATATCAATTAAATGAAGTTTTTCATATCCAGCTAAAGCCGCTGCAGCTGCCGTTGCTCCTTGCATAATACCTAATTCACGATAAGTTTGGCATTCAGAAGCTTTTAATTTAATTACATCATGTTGAGCTGTATAATCTTTTCCATGCGCATTTTCATGGCACCACCTAATAGAGTCATAAAATTCTTGTAAATCTCTAAAATCAGTTTTCTTTAATCGTATCATGACGCCCAACAATTTTTAGTAGGACCATATCCAAATTCATAACCCCAGTGCTCAATATCTTTAGCATACCAATCTGCTACAATTTGTTTAGTTTCTTTTGTATATAAATCTAAATAATTCCCAGGATTTAAAGCAGTAACATTACGTGCACGAGACATAGTTGGAATTTTAAAATATTCCATAAGATCTTGATTTAAAAATTCAAAGCGTAATATATCACATTTAACATTACCTTGCTCATCACTTACATGATCGAATGCTGGATACCAACCACGTACAGCTCTATGCCACATAAATGATTCATTTCCCCATTTATGTCGTTCTTCTAAAAAGGCATCAAAGCTAGAAACGTCTGCATATGATGGGTCCATTTTCTTTTCAACTTCAATAACTTTCTTTGCAAAAAAGTAACGACTAACGACCCGATCCCAAGGATTACGAACCACAGCAAAAGCGCGATAACGGGATGTATAGTCTGGGCTAAGGTCTCTCCAACGAGCGTGTTCAATTCCATGATGATCTCCTGTCATTGCCATTTTATCTAAAAGCTGTTGAGTGTATTCTCGGCTTTTATGAGTTTGGGCAGTATTCACAATAATTTTATCTTTTAGAAATGGACTATGACGAATAGTCATTCCTGCATTCTTTGGAATATGTACAAAGATTTTTTTATCAATTAACATATTTCATGAGCTCCTCTACATTTTCACCACGATTTGGAAGCTTGTCTTTCAAAAAGAAGTGAACAAAATTACATTCAGGAATTCGATCCATTTCAATTCCAGTAAATAAACCATTCCAATGATATGTTAGATTCTTTACTTTCATTCCGCTTTCTTTTACAAATACATTGAGTAATGTTTGATCTGTTGACCATTTCCAATTCCCCATTCCATCAATAAATGGTTTAAATTCAGGTCGCATAAGAAATTGCATAGGTGTTTGACCTCTGAGATATTTCTCAAAGCCTTTATTTAATACCATCATTCCCATATTATAAAAGTCTGCGCCAGCTCCGCTTGGATGCTTCCAATCAAATAGTTTATTGATAGGAGACGCGCCATATTGCATACGTGAGTAGTTTGCAATCTTACGTAGGTATTGTGGAGTGCAAGGCATATCGCGTTCTAAGACTCCACCAAAATCAAATTCTTCTGGAACCTTATCAAAGATATTAGAAGCACCTGGACGAATCCAAATATCAGCATCAATGATTGCCACTTGATCGTTGGTCTTTAGATATGTAAAAGCGTTTTCCTTCTCAAAGATTGGAAGAAAACCGCCATGCTTTTCATAAGATTCTTTACTACGATTTGTAGCAAAAACATCTGGTTTGATACGAAGGATTGGTTGTTTTTGAACTACATGTTCAATGTTATGTGCTTTACAATAATCTTTTACGGATTCAACGCAATGATCATAAAGACGGGAACGCTTTCCCACATAAACCTGATATATGACTCTTTTTTTCATGTCCATATTCTTCTAAAATAATATCAGCAATTTCAATAGCACGACTATAACGACTACGTAATCGGTTAGATCCTTTACCGTGTTCTTTAAACCATACCAGACTATCTATACATCCATTCTTATATTCATCTGGAATGCGATAACGTCGAATAATTTCTTCATATTCACTTCGAAGATTAAGCAGATTCGCCAGTGATGTACTCATAGATTTCACTCCATTTAGAAAAGGTTGGAAACTTGTCATTATTCATATTGTGAGCATGTTCAACCATAATTGACTCAAGACCATAACGATCTCCAAGCTCAGCGTTTTCAAACTTATCTTCAATCCAAATAAGACCACTACCAATATACGGAGCTAATACATCATCTTTATCAGCACCAGTATCGGCAAAGATAAATTTAGTAAATGCAGTTTCACCAAATAGCTTTTGAGTATTTTGAATACGTAGCTTTTGAGCATGCTCATCTTTTGATAGAGATGTAATCATGTGGAATGTATAACCATGCTTACGATGTAAGAGATCAACATAATACATAGCATCACGAAGAGGAGGCAAAAATCCCATTGCGGCTGATTCATTGAATTGACGAACTAGTCGTTGTTTCAATGCATTATCTAAACCATAACGGTCACCCATATCGTAATGCTCTTGACCGTTTTCAACAATCTTATATCCTTGAGATTGCATCCATACATTCATGGCGTATTCCCAATTCATGAGAACGCCATCACAGTCAGTTAAGATTACTTTATCTAGATTATTTAAGTCTTTCATATAATTTCCTTTCATAATGTATACTACCATATTTCAAATGAAATGTACACAAAAAAGTGAAAAATTATATGACTTTTTGACGTTGCCTTTTGTAATAAAGTTCTATTGTCTCATTAAGCTTATCGGTCCAATTATCACGGTGCTCTTTATAAGTTAAAGCACGACCGTTATCAACGTCCATAACAATTACTAGATTAGGCATTGCCATACCAGTGCGTTCTTCCCACATAATAGAATATGCACAAGCTTGAATAAAATAATGATCAAGCATTGATTTCTTTTTAGGGAATCGAGATGTTTTAAAATCTACAATACTATTGACTCCATCGAACATACAAGCGCAATCACAAGTACCAGCAAGCTTAAGGTAATCACTATATAGTGGAACCTCTTGCTCGTAGATTTTATTCATACGTTTATCAAGAATGGGTTTTAGATTTGTCAGACTTTGCATTACATGTGGTAATACATCTTCTGCATAATCTGGATCGTTTTGTAGATATTTTTCGATGAGAGTATGGACAGCCGTGCCGCGAGTTGCAGCACGGTGTCCGATCTTATTGGCTTCTTCTTCGCCTACTTTAGCTCGCCATTTAGCGATCTTTTCTTCGTTGAGAATAGAAGTTACGGTTGTAACGCTTGGATACGGTGTACCATCAGGCGTTAAATACCGACGTTTTTCTCCGTCTTCTCTTACTAAAGTTTCATAACCAAGATCAATTTTTTCATGTATAAAATTCATAATATTATTCTAACACGTATTCTTTCGAATGTACACCCTTTTTTACATGTTTTAAAGCTTTAAATTCTTTTTCTTTTGAAAGCTTTTTATTTCTATTTTTCTTTTTGTTACGAGGATCGAATCGACGAAACTTAGCCATGTTAACCTTTACATTAGTTCGAAATGCGGACCATCAATAAATGGACGACGGCCTTGTGAACGACGCAAATCAATATAGTTATTCATTGCATCTTCAGCAGTACCTTCATATGTGCGAATATCACCTTCAGACCATGCTGCGCCCCATTTAATTGCCACACCATGTTCAATTGCGGCTTCTTTAAATGCATCACAAATATCATCATACACATTAATTTCCCATACGACATCTCCACCGTCATATGCTACAACATCAACAGCGTGTGAATAGCCTGTATCTTGAATCAAATGTTTTGATTTCATTGTTTGTGAACGACCTGAAGCCACAAGCTTTTCTTGTTCTTCTACAGTACGTACACCATAAGTGACACCAAAATCTACTTTTGTAAGTTCAATGGCACGTTCAACAACAGCCACCATATCTGGATGCACACCTTCGAGTTTTTGTTTTGATCTATTTCCTAGTTTAAATGCCATATCTATCTCCTAATATCCTAGCATCTCTTTTGTCATAATATAGTCTCTTACAAAATCAGAACGGACAATATCCTCCCAACTGAAATTAATAATATCAAAGTTCTTCAATTGTTCAACTATAGTTAAAAATTTATATATTCCATGTTTATCATCATCGTATTTAAAATCAGTTTGTAAATGATCTCCAGAAAATATAATACGCGAATCTCTTCCGACTCTTGTAATCACAGAATCTAATTCATGAAAATTAAGATTCTGCATTTCATCTACAAGTATTACAGCGTTATCAAATGTTTGACCACGAATAAACGATGTAGATTCAAATACAATTTTCTTTGAAGAAAAAGCTTTACCCCATGTTCCATTGTCGCCAAACAAATCATTTGCAATTGCTTTATAAGGTGCGACATATGCTTCTTCTTTTTCACTTTTAGATCCAGGTAAAAATCCCATTTCTCTGGTTGGTACCATCGATCTTACGACTACAAGCTGGTGTTGTAATGTATTAGGATCGAGTACAGTTTCTAAACCAAGATACATTCCAATAAATGTTTTACCTGTACCTGCTGATCCTGCTAATACTAAATTGTAATCATCATCCCAAGCTTTAAATGCTTTCTCCTGATTTGTTGTTAATGGTTCATACTCTAATAAATCATCTAGCCTTACTGTGAGACCAGAGTTTGGACTTTTTTGTCTTTTCATAATTTAATAGTATTCCCTGCGCCTGCACCCTTTTTAATTCGAGAAAGATTTTCTTTCCAACCATCATCTGTCTTACGTGTAAGACTTCCAGTTCCTGAAACAATTTTAGGAGCTGATAATACCTGAACTAAATTATATTCTTCGCACATTTCTTGTAACTCTGTCCATGAGCAAGTAATGTCATATGGCTTAGAATCTTTTACATTTCTTCTAACTGTGTAAGTCGGCATTTTCTTCCTCTTTGGTTTTATATTGCCATTCATCTGTGTGTCCTACTGACCATTTAGGCTCAGTTTCAACAGCATAGTTTTGAGTACATACTTTAAAATCTGGTTTTAATAATTTATCAGGTGTTAAGGAGCTATCACGCCAGAGAACCCTATTATTAGGCTGAGCAGCGAATTGACCGTTGTCGAGTCTAATAATGTTAAATGATTTGTGCTCAGGGTCGTGCTCCGAGAAGTTGGTGTTAAGGGTGGAAGTATCGCGGTGACAATTATCAATTGTGAACTCGTACTCACCGGCGTGCATACGTTTATCCTTTCCGAAAAACTCGCAGCGTGACAATATTGGTTTTTGTACGACAGTGATGTCATAATCAAAGCAGTCCCATAACTGCAAGACATCAAGAGGAAGAAGCTCACCGTGATCAATTTTCCAGACAAAAGCAGAGATCGGAAGTTTGTCATATAATGCGCCATAGTCTGTTAAAAGAGTTTCGAAATATAATGCTTTATATTGTACACTTTTTACACTGATCCAAATACCAGGAGTAAATTCTCCGTGACCTTTTTCTAAATCATACAGATATTCTTTTCGAACGTATACAGGTACGGGAGGAAGAGGATGTACAAGAAATGCCACTATGAACCTCTATATAGAGTCACATTCTCATTTTCGCTTAGATACTTTTTTAGTTCCTCGTACGTCATTTGTTTTACGAATACTTCTTTTGTTGTTAGATTTTTCAGTCTGTAAAGCTGCTTTTGTGGCATAATTTTTCCACCATTCCCAATGTTCCGGTATTTTATATCTATACACTGTACTCCATGATTTAGAAAGAGTAGACCAACTTTGTATAGATCTTTTTTTATTTCGAGGATTCTCGACTAATCTCCATTTACAATCGCCAATCACTAATTCGTCGACGACGTCAAGTATTTCATGCTGCCACATTAAACCACTCCGGTGTTTGTCGACGAGTCCAAACCATTTTGAACCGATCTTGTTTTGTTTGATAATATTCTTGATATGAACGAACAGGATCATCTTTATGAATACATTGCGGTTCGTGTTGCATAGCAAGAGCAAATGGCGTTAATTCTTTTTCATAACTAATATTTTGAGGAGCATCACATAAAATTTTTGTAAGTAGTGTTTCACTGCTATGAGTTTTGCCATAACGAAATTTATATTCGATACATAAAGCTTTCCAGTGAATATAATGCCAATCATAATTAGCAGCGCTTTCCATAGTCCATACAGTGCACGGATGATGCATATGTACAGCTTTATATAAAGTATTTTCTAAATTAGAATTTGGATGTACCCAATACTTTACCATACGTTTACCAGATTTAGAAGGACGTTTAGTCTCTTCGCCATCTAACATACGATGTGCTGTTGAAAGCATTTGTGCTGACTCGACGATCATTTTTACAACGTGTTTATCACATTGTAATTGAGCTGCAACTATTGGATCTTTGTCTAGAATAAAAATGTTCATGGTGTATACTCACCCCGCTAAATAATGATAATTTATTATACACCATTTAGCAGGGCTTGTACACTCCTTTTTTACTATGAAGCTTCTTTAATACGGCTGTCTAAATATTTTCGCTTAGCCAGAATTTTTTGCATTAGTGAGATCTTGCCTTTCTTTTCAAGTTTTTGGGCGTATTCTTGGAGTTCAAGCGAATCTTTTCTAAGACGTTCTAGCTGTATTTCTGACATGTATTATTGTCTCCTTAAAGTAAATGAGTCACTATCACATTATCTAATCACGCAATAATCCAGGAAAAGCACCCTCGATTATTGGTCTCGTAATTCCATCTAGCTTTTCTTTATTAATCATTTTAACAACAAGCTTAGCATCTTCAGGATGCACACCTTCTAAGATTTCAAAAAAGATTCTTTCTCGTTTAAATGCTGGCATGTTATCTCCAGGCCCACCTTTTACAAAGTTAATAAACTTTTTATGCTCTCTCAATAAATTTGTAGGAGCATTATGTTCTTCATTTGCTGTGTATGGAGGATCTCCTTCTGGGAGATTAAATTCTACGGATGAGTCATATACTCCTCGTAAAATATCTTTCAAAGCCCATGTTTCGTCTTCTTGTAGAGCTTTAATTTTATCTTCTTTATTACGTTTATTCTTCGCTCGGCGAATCACTTCATATACTAATCTTGGCATTTCATCCTCTATAATAAAATTATTT